GATTAAAAAAAATATATAGATATGGTTTATGAAGAATTAAAAAAATATAACAATGCATTTGGTAATATACACAATATTATTAAAGAAGAAGTTAGGTATTTTAGATAACCATTTAATAAATATATTTTTTAACTTTTTAATAAATATATTTTTTAACTTTTTAATAAATATATTTTTTAACTTTTTAATAAATATCACTAAAATTTATACCTTTGTATTCATTTACATATATAGATTTCACATTTATACTATCAACTTCTTTTATATTATAATCGTGGTCGTCGAAAAATACAATATCATTTTTTGTTAAATTTTTATGATTATTTAATATTTCTAATATCATATCTTTTTTACTAGTATATTCCGTTATACTATTAAAGCTAGGATGAACATCTCTTGTTTCCTTAATTATACCATTAAATAATAATGGTGGAATATTTATTTGATTTAAATAATTACTAGGTTTAAAATTATGAGTAGCTATATATAATATTTTATCATTATCTTTTAAATACATTAAAAAATTTTTAACCTTTTTATGATACATCTCAGCATAATTTTCGTCTACTTTATGTAAATATAATGTATTATCTAAATCAAATACAAAAATCTTATAGTCTTTTAATTGTTTATCTGTATTAATTCCTATATCAACTGTATCAATTGTGTCAACTGTATCAATTGTGTCAAGTGAAATTCGTTTTCTTTTAACTGAAATTAGTTTTCTTTTAACTGAAATTAGTTTAGTCATTTAAGGATGAACATTTTTCAGTTAATTTTCAATTTTTAAATTTTAAAATCACGTACCGAATTTTATAATCAAGATGGGTTTTTCATAAACATAGGCATTCTAAAATTCTTTGGTCTAGATCTAGGTATTGGTCTAGGTATTGGTCTAGATCTTGGTATAGGTATTGGTCTAAGATTAGGTCGTTGTTGACGTGGGGGAATCGGAATATATCTTGGTCTATTTGGTATCTTTTGTTGTTTATTACGACCATTGTGACCACCACCATTGTGATCACCACCACCACCACCACCACCACCATTGTGATCACCACCACCACCATTGTCGTGTCCATTGTCGTGGTCCCAATCGTGCTCATTGTCGTGTCCATTGTCGTGGTCCCAATCGTGCCCATTGTCGTGGTCCCAATCGTGGTCTGAATAGTCCCAATCGTGTCCATTGTCGTGGTCCCATTCGTGTCCATTATCATACCAATCGTGGTGCCAATCATAATAATGATGATAATACCAAGGATAATGATAATATTGTGATGGCCAATAGTAGTAGTCGTCATCGTATCCGTTTATAGGGCGGGGTTGGGGTTTGTAAAATTTTCTATTCATATGTTTATAATTAATCAATATATATTATTTGTATATTTTATACGCAATAAACACAATATAAGAAATAGATGTTTAGTTTAAAATTATTTTTAATTAAGATATTAATGAATATTGAAGAACTGTTAGAAAGTTATGATAATGACGGTTATGTATATTGTCTTATGACGGGGTTAAGTGTGATGGATGTGTCATTAGTTAAGATAGGTAAGATCGGAATGAAGAAAAATGAGAATGAACAGCAAGTGATTGATAAGTTATTAAGACGTTACAATACGTATTATCCAGATTATGATGTAATTCATTTTATGAGAATGGGTAATTGTCATAAAGCCGAGTTAAGTATATTTGAATCATTAAAGCATCTTCATTATAAGAGAGAGATATATACATATGAAATAAATGATATAGCGAGTGCGTTTGAAAAGGCTGGGAGAGAATATCCGAGTATTCAGGAGAGGTTAGAGAATACTGATATATCTATTATATCAGAATTAAATAAGATACTTAGAGAGAGAGAGTTTCTTAATTAAAATTGAATTTAATTTTAATTGTAAGAATTTTAATTAAAAATGTCATTACAGTACACATTAAATCAAATTAAATCAAGTAATTTAAGAGAACACGATCCTGTATTATTCAATAATGTCAAAGAAATAATGGATTCAAGAGATCCAGAGTATATCAAAGAATTATATGAGTTTATTAGAAATGATTCAGAAAAAAGAGCAAATTCTATAACAGACAATTCTTTCAATAAAAATCTAACTGATAATATTCATCATTTTTGGAATAATTACTATTCATTCTTCGTTGGTGATTCTAATACATTGTTTTTTAAACATTAATTTAAATCGAAATAAACGCCCAAAGGGCGTTACCGTTTATTCGAAATATATATAAAAAATAAAAAAATTGATTTTTATATATTTTTTATATTGTATATATTCTATATTAACAACAATATATGGTTAGATGCGAAAGAATGAATAACGCCAACACCAACACCAACACCAACACCAACACCGACACCATTGATTCAGCAGTAATTAGTGATGTTGAATATCAAAAAAGAAAAATTTTACATAAAATAAGTGATATTATATATTTTGGAACATTTAAAGAGGACATTGACTTGGTAATTGATGATTGTTGTAAATTGAATACAATACTTGTGAATCAATATTTTTATGACTTGATTTCCAATTTACAATCCAATGATATGTATTTAAATGATGATATTTATATATTAGAAGAAATATTAAAAATACGTAAATTTATAAATGCAAATTAATTAAAAATTAAGAAATTTAAAACTAAAAATTAAGATATTTAAAATTAAAAATTAAGATATTTAAAAGTCACGATATTATAAATGGACATTGAGATTAATTTTGTGGAAAAGAATTCTATTGCTATTCAAACAGAATCGTCTTATGAAACTTTTAATATTGACATTAGCGAATTAGAATTGGAATTTGAAACAAAACATTTTTTTAAACACTTGGCGTTTGCGAATCAAAGTTATTTTCAACATTTTCGTGATGCAATAAAGTATAGTTATATGAGTTTTAAAGCATCTTTTTGTTTTTTTGTTCATTCAATTTGGCCAGATATATATATAAAATCAGGATCAGAAATTGTTCACGAATTAAGTGGAATTATAAAAGAAAAATATACAAAGAGAATAAAAGAATTATTAATTAATTAAAAATAATTAAGTATTAATTTTATCTTGGTCTAAAGATTAATTTTATCTTGGTCTAAAGATTACTGATCTGAAATCATTCATTTGTTTATCTGTAATTATATTATTTGTAATCGTTTTAAAATTAAAATTTAATAATCGTTGAATTAAGAAATAAATAGCATATACACCACATTCGCTGTTTTCAGATTGATGTTGTTTTTTATTATATAATTTTTTATAATTGTGTCCTTTTGATTTAAGATATTTATAAACCTTATTTATAAATGTTTGGATATTTTTATTAGGTAATTTACCAACTGAATCGTAATATTCAAGTGTTTTTGATTTGTTATCTATTAAAAATGCAACCCAATGGCTACCAGATTGGTTATGATTATCCAAGTTAAAAACCATACCTACTTTTTCATAATTAAAAATTTTGCGATAATCTACATCCGTAACTTTGTAAAAATCAGCAGGTAATGCTCCTAAAAATTTAAATGAAACAAATAAATTTTGATATTGTTGTAAAACATTATTTATATCTTTTGTATTTAACCAAGATTCTCTTGTTTTTGTCATTTTAGGTTTAAATGTGAAAAATTTTATTTTATCCCTCAACTTTTTATCCTTTATATTCTTTATAAAATCTAAATCTATCCAACAATATTCATAAGGACATATGTAATTTAATCTATCATATATAGAATACCATAATTCCCTTTTTGTTTTATTATTCGTATCAATAGGTATTAATATATTGCATTCTTTTGTATCTTTTTTTACACCTGACAATTTTGGACATATTTTATTCTTTTCAATGTAATTATTGAACTCGTTTGCTATTATTTTTAATTCATCGTGTTTAAAACACGTGTAATGATCTAAAACATCTACGTTTGGCGAACACGTTCCGTACGACATATCTATTATATATATACAAATAAAATTTAATTAATTGCTAATAATTAGTCGTAACTTTAACAAATAAAATAGTAAATAAAAAAGTGATTTAAAAATATTGAACATTACATTATATAAAATGTCACATTCTGGTGAATCTGATTATTACAATTTATTTATGTCTCAATTTATTCAAACTTTGGCTCAATTAAGTGCTGCTCTTGTTACATCTACATTAGCTGTACCAGCTTATAGCTATTATACAAGAAGATTTAATGTTGTGAGTAGTGAAAACATTATGGAAAAAACTATTGGTGATTTAACAGATGACATTACTGATTTAGATGACTCTGATGATGATAGTAGCAGTAGTAAGTAATTTAATTCATATAAAAATTTAAAATATAAGTGTATTAATATTTTATATTTGTTTGTTAATAATATTTTTTATAAGATATAGAAATTTATAAGATATAGAAATTTTCATTAGGGGTAAGGGGGTTTTGTATTATGAAAGTTGTGGTAAGAGAAATCTGTAACTATTGAAAAATATCCTAATTTGGCTATACCATTAATTATTTGTACAAGAATATGTATGGAAAATGAAATTGATTTTAAATCTAATTTAATAAAAGATATTGAAAATTTCGTTCAAAAAATTGATTTAAAAACAATTAATATTATAAATTTATAAGAAATTATGGATAAGGGAGAATTAAATAAAACATGGCTTCTCACAGGTGCGTGTGGACAAGATTCGAGCATAATGTTTGACTTTCTTTTAGAAAAAGGTTATACTAATTTACATGGAACTATGCGTAGATCAGCTACATTTAATACTCAAAATATTGATCATATTTTTGATAAACTACATCTCCATTACGGTGATTTAACTGATCCAATGAATGTTCATAATATAATTGCAAAAGTAAGACCAGATTATATAGTACACTTCGGAGCTCAAAGTCACGTGAAAATCAGCCATGACCTCGAGAATTATACCTTTCAAACAAATACATTAGGTACATTATCAATTTTGCAAAGTGTTCGTTCTTTAGGAATGGAAAAAACATGTAAAATATATTCAGCGTCAACTTCTGAAATTTTTGGCAATATTACAGATGGCAGTTTTAAATTAAATGAAGATTCACCTCAAAATCCATGTTCAGTGTATGCGATATCAAAATATGCTGCCCAACAATTATGTAATATGTATCGTGATGCTTATGGAATGTTTGTTGTGAATAGTTTACTTTTCAATCACGAAAGTCCACGTAGAGGTGGAACTTTTGTTACAAAAAAAATTACTAATTATGTTGGAAAATATTATAAAAAAAATTCAATTAAACCTTTAGAATTAGGTAATTTAAATGCTAAACGTGATTGGTCTCATGCAAAAGATATGTGTTATGGAATATTCTTAATGCTTCAGCAAGAAACACCAAAAAATTATGTTTTATCTAATGATACAACTCATTCTGTTCGTGAATTTGTTGAATTGGCATTTAAAGAAATCGGTGTTGAAATTGTATGGCGAGGATCTGGTGTAAATGAGGTAGGTATTAGAAAAGGAACAGAAAATGATTTAGAACCACATATAATTGTAAAAGTTAATCCAAAATATTATCGTGATATTGATATAGAATGTTTAATCGGAGATTCTTCAAGAGCAAGAAATGAGTTGAAATGGTTGCCAAAATATAGTTTTGAAGATTTAGTAAAAGAAATGGTTGTAGCAGCTATTAATTGAATTGATGTGTATAAAAGATTTATATTTTTTAATATTATTAAATATAAGACTTGATTGAATATAAGATGAATAGTACGGCTTGTAATGTATGTCAAAAAAAGTTATACGGATATGTATATAAGGATTTTATGTATTGTAATTATTGTTTTCATATTAATAAAACAGATAATATATTAACTGAGGTAAAAAATAATAATCGATTAGATAATTTTAAAGAGTATATATTGAATACGATTGATTATTTAGATTTAAATAAGTATGGAAAATTAAATGTGTTAGTTGTAAATGATATAAATTCAATATTTATTGACAAAGTTTATAAAAAATTATCAGACAAGATTGGTAAATATAATGTTCATACTGTTTCTGTAACACCACATTATAATTCTAGTTATTTTTCAAATCATAAACATTACAAATATTCCTTGACTGATTATATAACTGATATAGTAAAAAATGAACACGAGTCATTTGATATGATTTTATTAAATGATAGTTTGATTTACACAAGTAATCCTAAGGATTTATTAGAGTATTGTAAAAGATTGAGTCATATGAATACTATCATATTATGTGCAAATGTTCACACATCTATTTTTTATTCAATGGATATCTTAAATCTAACAAAATATGTGAATAACGTATTTAATACAAATTCTTTAAAATTACTTTGTAATAATGTAGAATTAGATTTAATTAGTTGTAATACATTAGATAATAGTAGTTTTGTGTCTATATTGGGTTTACACTTTGATCAAGAAATCAATGAAGATATATTAGATGTTTTATATAGTGAAATAACATATAACATTTATAACAAACGTGAATATAAAAAGATTTCGAATTATTGGAATGACTTCATAATACATGTTACTGATATAATAGATAAATACTCTGCAATGGGATATAATAATAACATTTTTATAAACGATTCTAAAAAAGATGATTTGTATTTCAAATTTGAAAATGTCAACTGTATCACAAAAACAGATTTACATATGTTTGATAAAATGGATCCAGATAATACCCTAATCATTATTACAGATTTTGAAAACAGTGATACTATAAAAACAACTATAAAACAAAAAAAGGATAAGAAATGGTTAATATTCGATTTACATAAAATGATTGCGTATAACATTTAACTAAATTATGCTAAATAAGAAGAAATTACAGCTAATAATGCAAATAAAACTGCAAACATATTTTTTACATTCATTGGTTCGTCGTATAAAAAGTAACCTAATGTTGTTGCAATTACGATACTTATACTAGACCACATTACATTAACTTTAGTTAAAGAGAATTTATGATAAGCATAATGTAATAAAACACCCACCATTATATATGCGAGTAAACCAAGTACGTAATTTAATGATGTAGAATTATTACTTTTTTTTAAAATATTTTGTGCTAATGATTCTACTATTGCTATTAAAATAACTAGAATTATTAACTCATCGATTATAGAGTTTTCCATCCAATTTTGAACATTTTTAATTACGTTGTTCATCTTTTATAATAACAAAATAAAATAAAAAATATATAAGTATGATATATTTTTTTTAATTAAGTATGATATATTTTTTTAATTAAGTATGATATATTTTTTTTAATTCTTATTAAATACATAATGCAGATTAGTGATGTCTTTCGTCTTGATAATTTACCCGTTGACATATTAATTAATATTATGAAATATACAAACGTACCTACAATAAGTAAAATGAATTATGTCGATCGTCATTTCAATACGTTAATAGATAATTATATATGGGAATTAGTGGATAATTTAATAACAGACGCAGATACAATATTAATTCCTAAAACGATAGAAACATTTAAAAAATATAGATATTTAGTAGATTGGAGTAATATTATTTTATACAATAAAGAAAACAATAAAAATATACCAGAAGATGTTATAAAATGGATACCAGACAAGATTGATTTAGATATGATTTGTGTATATCAAACATTTTCAGAAGATTTAATTAGACATATTTATCTTAAAGTATCATATAGTTCATTGTTATCAAAACAAGTATTACCATTGGATATATTATATTCGATTGTAAATAGTCACAACGATTTAGGACAATTATCATCAGTAGATTGGGAGAATATATGCGAATACCAAAAGGTTGATATTGATTTTATAAAACGTTATAGAGATAATATCAATTGGTATAATTTATCTTTTAATAAAGAAATGATTAGTTATGATTTTATATGCGAATTTGGTGATAATCTTATATGGGAAGAGTTTACAAAACACGGTATTCACGAAAATATATTGGTACATTTTATTCATAAATTCAATTGGGTATCGTGGATTAATATATGCAGATATACAGAATTATCAAATGACTTTATAGTACAATATCTTGATCATTTAGATATGAGTTCTATTTTACGATATCAAAAATTATCTGAAACATTAATCCAAACGATAATATCCAATTTTAATGATTTCGATAAAGAATTTCATTTCCAATCTATAGGTATCTATCAGAAATTATCTAAAGACTTTATAAAAACATATAAGGAATATTTTCCTTTAAGAATTATTATTCGTAATAAAAATATTAAGAGGAGTATTGTACACGAAATTTATTCAAATGAACTTGAATATTACAAAAATAAAAAATTACAAAAATAAAAAATTACAAAAATAAAAAATTACAAAAATAAAAAATTACAAAAATAAAAAAACGTTGTTGTAAATAATTTTAATAATTTGTTAATACGTATTTAAAAAATAGATATATTATTTAATTAAATAATAAATGAAAGTGTTAGTTACAGGAGGATTTGGTTTGGTAGGACATTCTTTACAAAAAATTGTTAAAGATACACATTATCACGAATTTGTATTCGTTTCAAGTAAAAATGGTGATTTGCGAGATATTAATGCAGTGAATAATTTGTTTGATTTACATAAACCAGATGTAGTTGTACATTTGGCTAGTTGTGTTGGTGGTGTGTATGCTAATATGTCTAAAAATTATGATTATTTAGTTGGCAATGTAAGAATTAATACAAATATTGTAGATGCATGTGATCGTTTTGGTGTGAAAAGACTAGTTAGTTGCTTATCAACTTGTATTTTCCCAGATAAGAATATAATTTATCCTATTACAAGTGATCAGTTGCATAATGGTTTACCTCACGATTCGAATATTGGTTATGCATTTTCTAAGCGCGTGTTGCATTTAACAGGAAAATTATTATCACAAAAGGGTAAAGTGAAAGTGATTAATTTAACACCTACTAATTTATATGGAGAATATGATAACTATAATATAAAATCATCACATGTAATACCAGGTTTAATACACAAAACATATATTGCAAAAAATAATGATAGTACTTTGAAAGTATATGGGACGGGTCGAGCTCTTCGTCAATTTTTGTACGTGGATGATTTGTCAAGAGTAATAGCAAAGTTTATAGATCTTGAATTAGATCAAATGGAAGTGTCATGTATTGTAAGTCCACCTGAAACATCTGAAATATCTATACGAAATGTTATTGAAAAGATAACAGAACGATTAGATTTCACAGGAACTATTGATTACGATACATCTTATTCTGATGGTCAATATAAGAAGACAGCTACTCATACTGAACTATTAACGTATTTACCTGATTTTACATTCACAAATTTAGATACAGGTTTATCGGAAACAATTACATATTTTATAAATAATTACGACACTGTAAGAAAATAATTAAGAATATTAAATATGTAATAGATTAACAGGATATGTTTTAAAAACAGTAACATAATTCATAATAATATCTACAAACAAATACAAAATGTGATTTTGTTTACCAAATCCAATCGTTTTATAAAATTTATATGTGTTGTGGTGAAACCCTTGAGGGGTACTATGAATATTATTGTTTAGTATTACTACACTGCTTCCAAAAAAATTAGAGTACCCCTCAAGGGTAAGTTTATTATTTAATATAAAATAGGAAAACAATATCGCTCTAATTTTACAAAAATTAATAATTTTAAATGATACAATATCTGTATTCAATTCGTGTTTTTTATGAGAAACACAAAATATAATGTATCCAGTGACATATTCATATATCTTAAATTTATATCGTGTAGAATCTTTATACAATAAAATAAATCTATCTCGATCAGATTTATCTATATGTAAAACTATTAAATCATCACACGTTAATATCAAGGTATTAGTTACAATTTCCTTCCTTATACAATATTCTAAACTATCATCTTTATAATCGAATACAGAAGATTTGATAATAACGTTTCTTATATAACAATCCTCATAACGTTCCTTACAATATACTATAAAATCATTGATATAATTTTTTATATCATTTTTAATGTAATGTATATTTTGATCAGTGTTTATACGTATATCATACAAAAAACGATACCAAAAAAGTTTTTTAATCTTTGTAAATTTTTTAACCAATAACATATTAATATAATATAAAATATAATTTTTAAATAACGCGATAACATCAAAGTGTATTGTGATAATTTTTATTTATTGATCATATTTATATTAAAATGGGTATTAATTTTATGGATCAATATTCTTTATTACACTTTTCAGTAGGAGTTATAGTTCGATTTTATCACATTTCTTTTACACATTGGTTTATTATACATTTTATATTTGAATATATTGAAAATATTCCATCTATCACAAAAAATATTGATAAAATACCTTGGTGGCCTGGTGGTAAAAGATCATCAGATAGTTTAATTAATCGTTTTGGTGACCAAATATTTGCAATGTTAGGATGGATCGTTGCTGACAAATTAGATATTGAAATAAAATAACGAAGGAACGAATGTATTTTTTGTAATAACGAATGTATTTTTTGTAATAACGAATGTATTTTTTGCAATAACGAATGTATTTTTTGTAATAATTAATGTATTTTTTGCAAGTGAGAATTAATTTAAAACATATTTTATTTTACACTATCAAGGTGAATAAAGTATGTCAAATATAATTTATTTCGATACAAAGGCTGATGCTTTAAATAAGTTGTCAACGTCGAAAAACAAAATACTTTGTAATAGAAATATAACCAAATATTTTTTATTAAAAGACTATCTGAATTTTTTAAAACTTATTCAAGATAGTAAACGACGTGACTTTTATGAATGTATATCTGCTAATAAACCAGTGTGTTTTTTTTATGATATTGAAATTTACAAATATAAAAAAGAAAAGATAGAAACAACAGAAATAGAAACAATTGAAGGTACAACAATTGAAGGTACAACAATTGAAGGAACAATAATTGAAGAAGTTGGAACAACACAAATAGAAATTGATAGTGAACCTAATGATTCAAGTAACGATTCAAGTGGTGAACCTAATGATTCAAGTAACGATTCAAGTGGTGAACCTAATGATTCAAGTAACGATTCAAGTGGTGAATCTAATGATTCAAGTGGTGAACCTAACGATTCAAGTAACGATTCAAGTGGTGAACCTATAGTAATAGAAGGTGATTTGTTTTATTACAATCACAAGTTAATTTTGGATGTTTGTATAAATAGTATAAAGAAATTGGTAAATAGATTGTATGATAATGTAACGACAAAATGTATTATTTTAGAATCTCATTCTGATAAAAAGTTCTCATTTCATGTTATTATTCGTTTTTACAAAGATGATAAAGAGATATTGTTTGAGAATGTAAATGTATTGAAAAATTTATATAAAAAGTTAAATTTACATGAATATAAAGATTGTGAGAATAAATATATGATTGATCCTAGTGTTTATAGGGAGGGATTATTTAGAACTATTTACAGTTCTAAACCAAATGAAAATAGACCTTTAGTGAAATCGGGATTAAGTGATGATTTTACAGATATAGAAACATTTATAGGTTATCATAATGATGATTATAGTATTTTTGATGTAGAAGATGATATCATAGATGTTGTTATTGAAAACGTTTCAGATAGATCTCAAGAATTAGTTGTAAATATACCAGAAGATTTGAATAATGAAGACAAATTAAATATTAGAAAATTTGTACAAAAAGACTTTCATCATTTTCCAACTAGAATAAGAGATGTATTTATAGACAAAATGCATAATTGTATTGTTATAGCTTTAATGGAACGTTATTGTCCATTTTTAGATAAGGAACATAGAGGGAATAATCAATATGTTGTCATAGATACAAGTAGTGCTAAACAAAAGTGCCATAATAAAGAATGTAACGAATACAAATATAATGAAATAAAACTGGAAAATTATCCAAAGGAAGTAAATGAAGTGATTAAAAAATGTTTACGAGTAAATCAACAAGAACTTGAATTGATTGACCACGCGATTGTAGAATGTAAAAATTATATTAATGAGAATTTTGACAAGGATGTAAAGGAGGTTCAGTTTGATAGGAAAGCGATGATATTTAGAGGTAATGTTTCAGATAAAAGTTTATCAGCAGTTTTAAAAGGAAAGTGTCCAGAATGTAATGTGGAACATCAAATAAGTGACAATGGTTATTGTTTAAAATGTAAAGTATGTGCTGCAGTATTTCCTAAAAATCAAGTTATACCATTGGATGATAGATATAAACAATTAAATAACTTTTGGATGAATTACAATCAACTTGTGAATCACGGAACTATAAATAATATTATAAACATTTATAATAATTCTGAACAGGAATTTAGTTGTGATATAAAATTAGATAGTGGTATATTCAAGAATAAGGAAGTTACAAATATTATCAATCAAGTTTTAGATGGTCATAAAATAACGATGATTTCAAAATTATTATTTACAATTAATAAAGATTTCGTGTATTCTCGTAATAACTGGTATTTTTTCACAGGTTCTATATGGAGATGTGACAATGATAATATAGAAATGAAAAAAATGATTATAGATTTATCAAAGATGTTTGATAAAATAAAAACACATTATGATACAAAATTTACAAATGAAACGACAATGACGTTAAATAAGAACATTAAAAGTTTAATTAACAAATTTCATAAACCTGGTTTTCAAGATGATATTATAAAAGGTGCCAAGATTTATAATAATAATGAATCATTTACAAATAATCTAAATAGTAAAAAACACCTTGTACCTTTTACAAATGGTGTGTATGATTTGTTAGAAAACAAATTTAGAAAGACACGAAAGGATGATTATATTAATCTTACTGTTAATTATGATTTTACAACAACTGAAAATCCAGAAGTACTTGTCTTTTTGGAACAAATATTACCAAGTCGAGGTGTACGAGATTATGTATTGAAAAAAATGAGTGAATGTTTAAATGGTGATATTCCTAATACATATTTCTTAATGTTTATAGGTGATACTGGTGCTAATGGTAAGAGTCAGTTGTTAAATTTAATGAAAATAGCTATGGGTGATTTTGGAGAAAAAGTAGAAGTAACGTTATTAACGCGTAAACGTAATAATGCAAATGAAGCTAACACTGAAAAAATAAAATTATTACATAAACGTTTTGCTTTTTTAAGTGAACCTGAAGATGGAGAAAAGATTAATATCGGTTTACTTAAGGAACTAACTAGTAGTGAAGAAATTGTAGCAAGAGGATTGTATCAAGAAGCTGTGAGTTTTGTTATGGAAGCAAAGTTGTTTTTAGCTTGTAATGAATTACCAGAGATCAAAGGTGAAGATACAGCATTATGGAGACGTATTCGTGTTATAGATTTCCCATCTAGATTTGTAGATGATCCATCTGATGTGAACGAATACAAAATAGATAGAACACTCCCATCAAGAATGCGTGAAGACATTACTTGGAGACAAACTTTTATGAAGATTTTATTAGATTATCATTTTCGAGATGTAAAAGAACCAATTGAAGTTCAAGTAAAGACAAACGAGTATCGACAAGAAAATAATGATTTCCATAATTGGATGGATGAAAATGTAGAAGAAAAGGCTGATGGTATCTTAAAATTAAAAGAAGCTTGCGAATTATATACTGGAAAACCAAAAATACACTCGAGTTTATCAAGTAAATATAAAAAAGAAATAGAAAAATATATAAAGTTTAGATTCCGTGCTTTAGATGAGAAATATAAGGATTCTTCTCTTAATGGTAAATCCTATAAGGGATGGACCGGATTACAATTACGCGACGTATAAAGGTTGTTTTGAATTTATATTAAAATTATTATGGTATTTGTAGTATAAAATTTTTTTATATTCATATATAATATATAAAATGAGTTTACCATCTCAATCTAGAATTTCATTTGCTAGAATAAATGAAAATGTAAGATTTACTGGTGGAAATTTAGGTATCAACACGACTAATCCTACGTCCACACTTGATGTAAGTGGAACTGCAAGAATTACAACATCTATAACTTCAGGTGCAGTTTATGCAACCAATAGTACCATAACAAACTCTGTAGCCACAAATGTGAGTTCAGGTACATTAAACTTGAGTACGGGTATTACTTCCGCAAGTGCTCAAATTACCAATTCAAATGTCACAACCCAGACAATAGGAACAGCAATAGTCACAACAAATTTGTTGGCTATTGGAAACTCAAACACAGTTGGTAATATATTCACTACAGGTGGTAATGTAGGTATCGGAACAAATATCCCTGCAGCTAAATTAAGCATAGTAGGATCTGCCTATGATGGAGTAGGTACTATAAGATTATATCCATCTACATATAATTCTAGAGTTGTTATGGGTTTTATGTCTGGTGAGTCAACTGGTAGTTATTGGACGATGGGTAAACAAGATGGTTTTAATTTTGGTATAGCCCTTTCAACTAACCTTGCGTCTGGTATCAGTTTTTCAGAAACTAATATAAGTTGTGGTCCATTAACGACTACATCATTAACAACTGGTTCGATACTAGCTACTACAAGTATAAGTTCAGGTGTGCTTAACGCAACAAACAGTACAGTTACAAATGTAGTAGCTACAAATGTGAGTTCAGGTACATTAAACTTGAGTACGGGTATTACAGCTGGTACAATCTTAGC